ATCAAAAGACAGGTCACAGAGAGTTTATGTTTGATTTTAAGATGTCTGCCAGAAGTGAAGCCGAAGCTGCAGCAATTCGCAAAATCATTAAAGAATTTAAGTTTCATTCTGCACCAGAGCTCTTGAGGGGATCATCTGGTCGTTTCTTTATTCCACCAGCTGAGTTTGATATTAAGTTCTTTTATAACGGAAAAGAAAATACAAATATTCATAAGATATCCTCATGCGTTTTGGTCGGCATCGATGTTAACTATGCAGCTGCGGGTCAATGGACAACATTCAGTGATGGTATGCCAGTTGACATTTCAATGCAGTTACGATTTAAAGAGCTCGAACTCATGCACAAGGGTCGTATCGAGGAAGGTTATTAATGGCTAGTCTTGGATATTTTAATTATTTCCCAAAGTTGGTATATACTTTTGATAAGAATACCATCAACAATCAAGCTGTCACAAATATCTTTGCTCGCTCTGCGTTCTTAAAGGAAATTGTAGACAACTCGGCAATCTATTTCGAATACGAAGTACAAGATTCTGATACACCAGAAATTATTGCACACAAGATTTACGGAAGCGCATTTCGCTCTTGGCTTGTCCTATTATTCAACAAATATGTTAATCCTTTATATGAATTTCCTATGAAGTCTGTGGTGCTTGATGAATATGTAAAGAACAAATATGATCAAACAATCACTCAAGCACAAACTACCATTCATCATTATGAACAGGAAATCACAACTACAATTACCTTCAATGGTGTAAAATTCTACGAATCATCAGTCTCCTCTATCATTTCAGATAAAGAATATAATTTTGTGACTGAGACTCTAGTTGATCGCACAGTCCCTGGAACTGCTGATACTTCTGTGGTAGTAAGTACAGAACAAAACACTCTTGCAAATGGTCAAGTTGCTACGATTGTTACTCGAAATAAAGCAGTATCAAATTATCAAAATGAGATTAATGAGAATGAAAAACGAAGAAAAATAAAACTACTAGATCCTGCATATGTGACTAGAGTTGAACAAGAATTTAAACAATTAATGAGTCAGTGATGGCTGAAGATATTGGCGTAACAGGTTCGAAAAATTTTGATGTTAAGGTTCTAGAGATCATCAATTCTGGAGGTCAAACTGTCGACCTTCGAAAAATCTACATTGAACTGCAACTATTCCAAGACATCTATTCATCTGTTATGAGTGGAAGTATCATCGTTCAAGATGGTCATGACATCTTCAGTAACTTTTACTTTTGCGGTAATGAGTATCTAAAATTGTCTATTGATAAACCGTCTCTAGGTAAACCAATCGAAAAGATCTTTAGAATCTATAAAACTGGCAGCAGAAAACCTGCTTCTGACTCAGGGCAAACATTCGTACTTTATTTTTGCTCAGAAGAATTAATATTCTCAAATCAAAAGAAGGTGAGCAAAGCATATAAGGGTAAGAAAACTGTCGATATCGTTCGCGATATTCTATTGAACGAATTAAAGGTTGATCCATCTAAAATTAAGAAAATGGATACAACAAGCGGTGTGTATGATTTGGTGGTTCCAGGAATGAATCCTCTCGAGGTTATTCAGTGGGCTGCATCTCGTTCATATGATGCCAGTAAACCACCAAAATATTGTTATTTCTTCTATGAGGATCGAGACGGATATCAGTTCAGATCCTATAATACTCTAATCAAAGAGAAGCCTATTAAGACATTAAAATACGAAATCAAAACAGTTGATCAAGACCCAGCAAATAACAAAGACTCTATCGATGCATTTGAGATTCGTGGAGAGTTTGATGTACTCAAGGGTTTACAGAATGGTGGTTATGCTTCTAGATTAATGTCTGTCGATATTTTCACACAATCATTTACATATCATGACTATTCAATTGAAACTGCAGAGGCGCAGAATAATCTATTGAATAAATTTAAGGCAACTAATTCTCTTAAAAATATGGATAAGAAGTCAATCACTGCCACGCACGATTCTTTATTTCTGACAAACATTGCGATTAATGACACATCCTCTGAAAAATCTAATGATAGAGATAAGTGGATGATGAATCGCGCATTGCATATGACAGCAATGCATAATACCAGAATTAAAATTGTGATCCCTGGAGATATTTTCTTGAAAGCTGGCGAAGTTGTTAAGTATGAGTTTCCAAAGTTCGAAGGTGCAGACGCAAAAGGTAAAACTCCAGATGAGTATCGCACAGGAAACTATCTTGTGTCGGCTATTTGCCATAAGTTTTCTGGAATGGATAAGGGCGATTTCGAGAGTATTGTCGAATTAGTTTCTGATTCATTCTCAAAACAAATTCCTGCTGCAAAAGATGGGCTTGAAAAAGTCACGAGCAAATTCTCATGAAGGCGCGCAAGAATTTTATAGGTTTAGAAGGTTTTGTTTGGTGGGTTGGTGTCGTAGAGGATCGCCAAGATCCAGAGCAACTCGGTCGTGTTCGAGTTCGCTGCTTCGGTTGGCATACTGAAGACAAGAAAAAGATTCCAACTAGCGACCTCCCTTGGGCTCACCCAACTGTTCCTGTAAATCATCCTGCACTGTATACTCCAAAAGAAGGCGATATGGTATTCGGTTTCTTCATGGATGGCGAGAGTGCTCAAAATCCAGTGATCATGGGAGTGTTTCCAGGAAAACCTGAAAAGAAACCAAAATACGAAGATGGATTTAGTGATCCACGAAAGAGTTTTGGCGATGCACCAAAACGACCAGATGATAATGCAGAAGCCTATCCAAAGTCAAAGTATCTAAAAGAAGCAACGACGAATCGTCTTGCTCGCGGAAAGGCAGACAGTACGATCATTGCTACACGAAAAAAGAATCTTAAAAAGGGTGTTCAATCTGCTGGTGGAGTTACTTGGTCTGAACCAGCGCCAGCATTTGCTCCGAAATATCCATATAATTATGCTCTAGAAACTGAGTCAGGTCATGCATTCGAATTAGATGATACTCCTGGAAAAGAGCGTATTCATCTAGCACATCGAAATGGATCATACTTTGAAGTTGATAAAGATGGTAACAAAGTTGAGAGAGTGCAAAAAGACAATTATGAAGTCATCATGGGTGATGATTTCATCTATGTAAAAGGCAAGGCAGTAATTACCGTTGAAGGCAATTTTAATCTTAAAACTGCGACAGTGAATATTGAGGCTGCTGCAATTAATATGGCAGCTGATGGTGCAATTAAGATAAAGGGTAGTTCAGTCAACATTGAATCAACTGGCTCAATCGATCTGAAAGCTGGCAGCGGTGGCAAATTTACTGCTGGTGGTCGTTTAGATCTCAAGGGCGCAACTGCTGGTCTTGCTGGATCAACTGTTGATATTCCTGCAGCGAAAGTTAATCTTCAGGGTGGCTCTGTTTCTTCAGCATCAGGTGCAGGAATTACTGGTGGTGGTACTCAATCAGGTGCTGGTGAAGCGTCTGCAGCTGGTGCCGCTCAAACTGCAGCGACCGCAGCAGGAAATAATGCAGTTTCAACATTGGGTGCAAACTTTGCAGCTGCAGCGGCAGGAGTTGCAGGAACAGTTGCTGGGGCAGCAGCAAATGCAGCAAGCGGTATCACTTCTGCAATCAGTGGCGCAACTGCTGGTGGAGCTCTTGGTGGTCTAGCAGGCAGCTCTTTGGGTAAGGCAGTTGGTGGATTGACTTCCTCAATCTCTGGTGTTGTTGGCGATCTAAAGAGCACACTCGACTCTACAATTAAAGACCTTGCTTCTTCATTACCGATTGGAGAAATCACCGCAAAGGTTGCGGCAACAGAATCTGAGATTAATAAATCTCGAGGAGATATTCTATCTCTAACTGGATCTTCGAAATCTGAGATTCTCGGAAAAATCGATAAGGTAGCAGCTGGTGCTATAACAAAGGGTATCGAGTTCATTGTAGATAATGACATTCAAAAAGAGATAAACAAAACAAAGAATCAAGGATTGCCTGAGATTGTTACTGTGACTGGAAAACGAACTTATCCAAAAACTGAAACTGTAAATGTTGCCCCAACTTCGGCAAATACGGGAGGATAAAATGGGATTTGTAACGAAAGCAGAAGCCTATATTATCTCAGAACTGAAGTCGACAATTATGGATCGCCTTCATATGGGTGGATCTTTCTTGCAGCAAATTCCGACCGTTACAGTTGGTGGGCTTCCTGTTGCAATTAAACAGGCTGGTCTTGGGGCGATCGGTGGACAACTTGGAGGGGTTATCTCCCAGGTTCAAGCAGCCGCAGGAGCGATCACTGCAATTACTCAAAATCCAATGTCATTGGTAGAAGGTGCCATCAATTCTAAAATCGGAGATGTATCTTCAAAAATTACTGCGGTTACAGGTAAACTTTCTGGTGGACAATTAAGTGCATTGACTAACGGAATTACTGGTATACAGAATGCTCTTACTGATTTTCAGGCTCACACTCAATTACTTTCAGGTCAAGCGACCTCTATCTCTGACGCGATTCCCGACTTTAATAAACTTAAAGATGCAGGAAGCAATTTAAGTGGATTAACGGGGCAGAGCCCAGATAGTTTTATTGCAAATACCGCTTCGGCTCTGTTTTCCGAAACAAAACTTAATAATATATCCAATTCCCTTCAGCATGTAGTAAATAATAAACTAGATCAAATATCTCGATTAGATGCAATAACTGATGCAGCGATAATCACCACTCTTGTTAACGATTGTCAACTCCTTATAAATAATCATGCAAATACTATGAACGCTGTGGTTGATTCTGATACGCATGCATTCAATGAGGCAAGCAATACTCTAACTTCTGCTACAACAGTGGTAGGTATGGCTTCTCAGTTTACAGATACAAGCAGTGTTGGATATGCTCTATTTAATCGTATAGGAACTGCAACCGCAAAAACAGCATTTAATACTGCAGCGGCTGTGACGGAAACTTAAGATGGCACTATCAACAAGAACATTTAGTGATATTGATGTGGATTTTATGCCAAATCCGATTACTAGTGATATTCTTAAAAAGACTAATGAAAATGCGATCGCCCAGTCTATTGGTAATTTGCTACAAACTTCGCATTATGAGAGATTATTTAATCCAGAACTCGGATGCAATTTAAAACGATACTTGTTTGAGCCTATAGATAATATTACAACAAATAATATAATCGAAGAGATTACAAAAACTATTGTTAATTATGAGACCAGAGTTCAGTTATTAGATGTGACAGCGAATCCAGATTACGATAAGAATGGATATGATGTGTCAATTAAGTTTATTATTCGAAATGATCCACAACCAATTACAATAACCTTCTTCCTAGAACGAGTAAGATAACATGGCAAACATTGATGCAAAACTTCAAGTTGCTGAATTAGATTTCGATACAATCAAGCGAAATCTAAAAGAGTTCATGCAGGCTCAATCAGAGTTCAGCGACTATAATTTTGAAGGCTCAGGTTTGTCGACACTTATCGATGTTCTTGCATATAACACTCACTATATGGGTTACTATTTAAATATGGTAGCCAATGAAATGTTTATTGATACTGCTCTCACTCGTGGCGCAGTTGTGTCTCACGCAAAACTTCTTGGTTACACTCCTCGATCACGAGTTGCATCAAAGGCTGCAGTAGATCTAACGATCACTCCAGTTGCAAATGATTCAAATAGTTCTATTGTTATTCCTCGCTTCACACGATTTGTTTCTGAAACAAAAGATGGTGTCAATTATATCTTCGTAACACCATCAGCTCGTATCGTGTCAAAGAATGCAACAACAGGATTGTTTAATGCTGAGAACCTAGAAATTAAAGAAGGTCAGCCAATAACATTTACATATATCTACAATTCTCAGACAAACCCAAACCAAGTATTCGAATTGCAAGATAGCGGTATTGATACTTCAACACTATTTGTGACTGTGCAAAAATCACCACAAAATGCAAATTTAGAAACATTTATTCTGGCTCAAGATGCCACTGATGTTGACGAAACTGCTCCAGTGTATTATCTTGAAGAAAATAAAAATGGTCGATATCAAATTTATTTTGGTGATGATGTAATTGGTAAGAAACTTTCAGACGGAAATATTGTCATTGTTTCTTATGTTGTGACCGCTGGTTTATCTGCAAATGGATTAAAGTCATTCCGTTTACTTGACAATATTTTAACAAACACAACAACTACAGTTACGCTGCGAAGCGAATCTTCTGCTGGTGCAGTGGCAGAAACTATCGATCAAATTAAGTTTACTGCACCTAAATCTTATATTGCTCAAAATCGTGCAGTTACGAAGAATGATTATATTGCATTGATCAATCGCGACTATCCATACTTCGAAGCAGTAAATGTTTGGGGTGGAGAAGACAATGATCCTCCAGTTTTTGGAAAGGTTTTCTTTACTGCAAAGCCACTCGGTGGATATGAGATTACTACAACAGAAATTGAATTTGTGAAGAACAATGTGATTAAGCCATTCTCTGTGTTAACAGTAACGCCAGAGTATGTTGCTGCTGATTATAACTATTTAAATCTGTCAGTTGATGTTAATTTCGATCCAACAAGAACAAATAAAACTGCAGAAGAGGTCAAAGCGACAGTTGTTTCTACAATTCGTAATTTTGCAAATACCAGTTTAGACACCTTTAACAACTCATTTAAAGTTTCTCAATTATCTCGTGTAATTGATGACTCTGAAAACTCAATCACAAGTAATGATGTGAAGGTTGTAATCGAAAAACGATTTGCTCCTGATACAACTCGCTCACAAAGTTATTCAATTAACTTTGGTACAGAATTGCAGCAAGGCACAACTTTACAAAGACTTACATCAACTCCTTCATTCACTTATGTTGATAGCGCAAATATTGAAAGAGAATGTTTTATTGAAGAAGTTCTACAGTCATATACTGGTGTTGAGGAGATAGAAGTAACTGCTCCAGGTAGTGGCTTTACAACAACTCCTTCTGTTGTTATTGAGGGTGATGGCATAGGTGCTGTTGCACAGGCACTCGTTGTAAACGGATCTATTCGAAAGATTCAAATTGTAAATCCAGGAACTGGATACACCTCAGCGACTGCAAGAATTGATGGTGGCGGAGGAGCTGGTGCAGTTTTACGACCAATTCTACAAGGGCGATATGGTCAATTGAAGATTTATACCATCACTAATAGTATTAAGAAAACGGTCGTTGAAAATATCGGTACGATTAATTATAAGACAGGGCTGGTGACATTAAATAACTTTTTCCCAACTGCCGTTTCTGATCCATTTGGAACTCTTGTGATTACGGCAACACCAACAAAGAAAATATTCTCATCAGAAAGAAATAGAATTATAACTCTTGATCTATCTGATCCTACTGCATTGTCAGTCACCATAAACGCAATTATTGAGTAATAATATGGCGGCAGCTGAAAAAACAATATCAGCATTAGTTCAGACGCAACTTCCCGACTTTATTAACGGGAATCATCCACAGTTTAAGCGTTTCATCGAACTATATTATTCTTGGCTTGAGCAAAATGCCCCTGCTGGTATTTCCAACACTGCAGGCAATACAATCTATCATGCCATGCAAATTGGCGATTATAGAGATATCGACGAAACTCCAGATGAGTTTATTCGATACTTTAAAGATGAATTGTTGCCACATTTTCCAGAAAATCCTTCGCTCGATATTAAAAAAATTCTCAAGAGCGCAAGAGAATATTATAATAAAAAGGGTAGTGAAGAATCACTCAAGTGGTTATTCAAGGCATTATACGACACTGATTTAGAAGTCAACTATCCTAAAGAACAGATTCTGATTGCATCAGACGGTAAATGGAAAAAGCCAAGAGCATTTAGAATTACAGTTGGCGAATCAAATAAAAATGTAGATGTCAATCTCTTAGAAAAAAAACTTGTTATTGGTTCAATTTCTGGCGCGACTTGTATTATCGAGTCCGCTAATCGTACCATTGATGAAACAAATGGTAGAGAAATTATTGAGATTTATATCTCAAACATCACCAAATACTTCAATAACGGTGAAGACATTCTCATTAACTATGTCGATGCAAATGGTATCGATAGAGTATTTCGTGAAAGAATTATTGGAACATTGTCTAATGTTCGCGTGGATTCAAATATTCGCACTGATCCAACACAAAGAAGACGAGGATTGTTGTATAATGTAGGTGATCCAGCCGTAATTACTGGCGGTCTCGGAATCTCAGCAGAAGCCAATGATGCTGCCGCAATAGTTGGTAATGTAACTCGCGGATCTATTGAGGCAGTTACACCAACATTTTTAGGCTACGGTTATCGCGAGTATTATAACACTCAAGTCGTTGTTCTAAGAACAATTGGTGTTGACGACGATGAAGCAAACTCATCAACAGATCTTCGCGTAATTGCTTTGAATACTTCTGCATGCACATCAAATAGCCAGAAGAATTATCTAGAATCAATTACTTACGACAAAACCTCTATTGAATTTTTAGAAGATACATTAATTGGTGC